TCCGCGCGCGGGCTGCCTGCGGTGCGGACAGGTGGTGGCGCCGGAGGACGCCGCCGCGGCGCCATACCAGGCGGACGGGCTGTGCTTCGAGTGCCGGGAGCAGGGGGCGGGCCAGTGACGCGCACGGCGATCAACTGGGCGGCGCGTGAGGCGACTGTGCTGTCGGCGGTCGAGCGCCTGATGAGCGCGGGGACGCAGACGTTCGTGAAGGCGACGCAGCTGTACCGCGCGCTGGGGCTGGACTCGACGACGACGGTACGTGAGGCCTCGATGGCGGCGCTGCTGCCAGACGAGCGGTCGGTGCTGTCGACGCTGAACCGGCTGGAGGCGCGGGGTGCGTTGGTGCGGGCACGGGCTGGCCGGGGGAGCCGGCCTACGAAGCGCCGGGTCTACGTGATGCCTCGGGCGGATGGGAGCGCGGGGTGACCTGCATCGTGGGGGTGGTGTCGGGCGAACGCGTCTGGCTGGGTGGTGACTCCGCTGGGGTGGGTGGCTACTCGTTGGCCGTGCGTAAGGACGAGAAGGTGTTCAGCCGCGGGCCGTACGTGATGGGGTTCACGACGTCGTACCGGATGGGGCAGTTGCTGCGCTACTCGGGCGAGATCCCGACCCCGCCAGCGGACGCCGACCTGATGGCGTTCATGGTGACCGACTTCATCGGTGCGGTGCGGAAGGTCCTGGCTGATGGCGGCTACCGCCGCCGGGAGAACGAGGTGGAGACGGGCGGAACGTTCCTGGTGGGCGTGTCAGGACGCCTCTTCCGGGTGGACAGCGACTTCCAGGTGGGTGAGGCGCTGGACGGGATGGACGCCTGCGGCAGCGGGGCAGAGGTAGCGCTGGGGGCACTGACGGTGCTGGCTGGGCTGCTGCCAGGGGCCCGCCTGGAACGCGCACTGTCGGCGTCCGAGCAGTGGAACGCGGGAGTCCGCCGGCCGTTCGTGATCGTCGGGGGCGCGGGCTGATGGCACGCCCAGGGCGGCCGTGCTCGACGCCTGGTTGCCCGCGGCTGCAGCCGTGCTCGGCCCACCCCGGGCGCGCGCACCATCGCTTCGATGTCCGTGCGACGCCGAAGCGCCCGGCGCCGCCCGCCGCGGTGCGGCGGTTCGTGATGGCGCGCGACAAGGGCATCTGTCAGATCTGCGGTCAGCCAGGGGCGAACGCGCTGGACCACGTGCTGGCGGCTGCCCTCGGCGGGAGCGATGAGCCCTCGAACCTGCGGGCGGCGCATGCCACGTGCAACGCCCGCAAGGCGGGTGCCGAGGCGGCGGAGAGCCGGCGTCGGCGGTCGGAAGGCGTGGAACATGGCGCGTGAAACACCCCTCGCGAACGGCATCGAACGCCGCTCCAGCGGGTTCGTAGCGGCCGTCATGGGCCTCGGTGGTGGTGCGTGCACACGAGCATGGGTGAGGTTACGTGCGGTGGCGCGCTCGCGGCGGAGCGGGCGCGTCGAGGGGGAGGGGCGGGTCGAAACTTCACGGCCCGAGAGCGGCGCAGACCGCACGGGTGGGTTGATTTTTCTGTGTACGGGTCTGGGGGCATTTTCGGGACCGTCTTATGGCTGGTAGGGGCGCCCCGCCGAAGCCGGACTCCTCGCGGGCGCGGCGAAACCGCGCGACGACGGCCGCGACGCTGGAGTCGCAGAAGGCGGCGCACGAACGGCACCGCGGCGAGCGGCTGCCGAAGTTGCCGGCGCGGCCGCCCGATGCGGAGCCGTGGGACAAGCGCACGGTCGCGTGGTGGCGGGAGACGATGCGGAGCCCGATGGCGGGCCAGTACCTGGACGCGGACTTGCCGGTGCTGCACGTCGCCTTCGAGCTGATCGACGAGTTCTACGCGACCCTGGAGACGGCCCGCGGAACGAAGGGGCGCCGCCCCGCGCTGATCGGGCTGGCGCTCGAGATCCGCCAGCAGATCGCGCGGTTCGGGCTGACGCCCCGCGACCGCCTGTCGCTGCACTGGGCGGTACCGGCGGACGAAGAGGACGACCCGGACGGCCCGCGCGCCGCCCCGCCGCCGATGGTCGACCCGCGCTTCAAGCTCGGGCAGGAGTCGGCGTGACCGTCCTCTGGCTTCCCGGGCCGCCGTCGCCTGACGAAGAGCCGTGGCCGACGCTCGGGCCGCAGATCGCTTGGCGCATGGAAGAGGTGCTGGTGCACGGCCCGGGGGACATCCTGGGGAACCCGTACCGGCTCACCGACGAGTGGCGCGCGATCCTCTACGCGATGTACGAGGTGTACCCGGACGACCACGAGCTGGCCGGCCGGCGGCGGTTCAAGCGGATCGCGGTGTCGGTGGCGAAAGGCCTCGCCAAGACGGAGTTCGCAGCGGCGGTGATGGCGATCGAGGCCGACCCGCGCGGCCCGGTGCGGACGCGGGTCGAGCGCGGGCGCGCCCTCTTCGACGGGCAGGGCAGCCCGATCGGCGGGCCGGTGCGCGACCCCTTCATCCCGCTGGCGGCGTACACCGAGGAGCAGACGGAGGACCTCGCCTATGGGGCGCTGCGGGTGATGCTGGAGAACAGCCGGCTCGGGGACGAGTTCGAGATCGGGCTGGAGCACATCGTCCGTCGCTCAGGGGGCGGCGAAATCAAGCCGGTCGCCAGCTCCCCGTCCGCGAACGACGGCGCCCGCACGACCGCCCAGCACTTCGACGAGACGCACCGGTTCATCCTGCCCACCCACAAGCGCATGCACCAGACGATGCTGAACAACATCCCGAAGCGGTTCGCGGCGGACGCGTTCACGTTCGAGACGACCACTGCGTTCACGCCCGGCGAAAAGTCGGTCGCGGAGGACACCTACGAGTACGCGAAGAAGGCCGCGGCCGGCACGGTCCCACTGGCACGGACCTTCTTCTACTTCCACCGCGAAGCGAGCCCCGAGTTCGACATCACCACCCGCGAGGGCCGCCTGAAGGCGCTCGCCAACGCCTCGGGGCCTCACGGCGTGGTCCGGGACCTGGAGAACGCGGCCAATCTGTACGACGAGCCGAAGACAGACAAGGCGTACTGGGAGCAGGTGTGGTGCAACCGCCCGACGCAGGCCGGGCGGAAGGCGTTCGACCTGAAGCGCTGGCACGAGCTGACGCGGCCGCGGGTGGTGTTCCCGGGCTGGCCGGCCGCCCCGCGGACGTGGCAGGCACCGGCCGTCGCCGGCGAGGTCGAGACCCTGGGCCGTCCACGCCTGGCGAGCGCCACGATCACGCTCACCCGCGAGGGCTACCGGGTGAAGCCGGGCAGCAAGATCGTCCTCGGGTTCGACGGCAGCCGCTTCGACGACTCGACGTCGCTGTCCGCGCGTGAAATCTCGACGGGGTTCTCCTGGCAGGTCGGCCTGTGGGAGAAGCCGGACGGCGCGCAGGACTGGGAGGTGCCGAAGGACGACGTGGACGGCGCGGTGCACGACGCCTTCGCGCTGTACGACGTGTGGCGCCTCTACGCCGACCCGGCCGGCTGGACTGACTACACGGCGAAGTGGGCAGGCGAGTTCGGAGCGGACCGGGTGGTGGACTGGTGGACGAACCGCCGCAAGGCGATGGCCTACGCGAACCTGGCCTACGTCACGGCGCTGACCGCGGGGACCATCAGCAACGACGGCAACCCTGACACGGCCCGGCACATCGGCAATGCGCACAAGGTCTACACGCAGTTCCGGGACGACCAGGGCAACCCGCTCTGGTTGATCGCGAAGGACCGCCCCGACTCGCCGTTCAAGATGGACGCCGCGATGACCGAGGTGCTGACGAACGAAGCGCGGAACGACGCGATCGCGGCGGGGGTGCTCACTGCCCCGCGGCCGCAGGTGTTCTTCTAGAGGGGGTGGCGGATGGTGGCCAGCACGGAACACGTCCACCTGCGTCCCGGCGGCGCGGTCTTCAACGAGCACTGCACGTGCCTGGACCCGCAGTCGTGGCCGCCGGCGGAGACCCTGTGGTCGCCGGACGACGGGGACGATGCCGCGGACACGGTCACGGTCGCGACGGCGGTGATGTCCGGACCGGTGGTGACGTTGGCCGATCCGCCGGCGCGGGTGCCGCGGGTCGGGCCGTGGGTGCGTCGTCGCGTCGCCGCGGCGCACGTGCTCCTGCGCCGCGCGCGTGCCGCCTTCACGAAACGGTCGCGGGCCTGGTCCGCCCGCGCCTGGCGCGCCTCAAAGCGGGCCGCGGTGGTGGCGCGGCGGGTGCTGGTATCGCTGCTGCTGCGGCTGGAGGCGCTGGCGCTGGTCGCCGGCGTCGCGGTCGCCACGTGGGCGGCATGGGAAATCAACGGGACAGCGGGTAAGATGGTCCTTTCGGCGGGACTGCTGTTCCTCGGAGGCGCGATCGGTCGCGTCGTACAGGAGGTGCGAAGTGGGAGTCCTCGCTGAACTGGTGGCCGGGCCTCCGCCCGGGACCCGCACGGCTGTCGCCTCGAGCGCGATGTCGATGCTCTTCAACCCCTCGGGTGGCGCGCTGGGCGGTGGCGCGGTGGACGTGGCCGCGGGGCTCCGCATCACCACCGCGTGGGCCTGTTGCCGGCTGATCTCGCAGCTGGGCGGCACGCTGCCGCTGAAGGTGCTGCGTCGTGAAGACCGAAGCCGCAAGGCTGTGGAGGACCCGGCGCAGCGATTCCTGTGGGGCCGTCCGAACCCGGCGATGAGCCAGCCGACGTTCTGGACGCAGCAGATGCTCTCGGTCGTTACGTACGGCAACCCCTCTGCCTGGAAGGGCCGGGACGAGGGCACGGCGATCGACCCCGAGAAGCCGTGGGAGGGCATCAAGGAACTGTGGCCGCTGCACCCGAAGGACGTGCGGATCGCGCGGGCCGGGAACTGGGACAAGGTGTTCCTGCTGGCCGGCGAACGTGACGCCGAGGGGAGGCCGATCGTTCGCACCACGAGCGAGATCGCGCACGTCCCGTACCTGTCCGAGGACGGCTACACGGGTATGAGCCCGCTGCAGCAGAACGCGGCCACGCTGGCGATCGCCGCGGGCGCCCAGCGCAGCAGCCGCAACCTCCTGGACCGTGGGCTGCAGTCGCCCGGCATCCTCACGACCGAGCAGGAACTGGACCAGGTGGAGGCGGACAAGATCGCCGACTCCTGGATGGAGCGTCACACCGGTCAGGTCACCGCCGGGCGGCCGGTGGTGCTGGGCAAGGGCACGAAGTTCGAGGCGCTGACGCTCTCGCCGGCGGACGCCCAGCTGCTGCAGCTGGACGCGTTCACGCGCGAGCAGATCCCGACCATCTACGGCGTCCCGCCGCACATGATCGGACTGGTGTCGAAGAGCACGTCCTGGGGGACGGGCATCGAGCAGCAGTTCATCGGGTTCGTGGCCACGGTCCTGGTGCCGCTGCTGGTGGGGTTCGAGCAGACCTACGCCGAAGAGTGCCTGCCCGGCGACCTGGAGTTGAAGTTCAGCGTGCAGGCACTCCTGCGCGGCGACATGAAGGCCCGGGCCGAGTTCTACCGGACGCTGCGGATGATCGGCGCGATGAGCGCGGACACGATCCTGGAGCTGGAGGACCTGCCGCCTCGCGGCATCCCGGACGACTACCTGACCCCGACGAACATGCAGCGCCTGCCGGTCACCGGATCCGCCCCCGCGGTGGAGCAGGACACGGTCGCCAGCGCTCGAGGTGGCGGGCTGCCGGTGCTCGCCGAGGCGCGGTGCGGGTGCGGCGCGCTGCTGGGCAAGAACATCGCCGGGACCGCCGACCTGTGGTGTGTGAAGTGCAAGCTGGAGCAGCGGTTCGGCGCGCTGGCGCCGGCGGCGCAGATGGCCTCGGCGGCCGCGGGCGGATCGGTGCCGCGTGACGAGGCGGACCTGTTCGAGCAGGTGGGCGCCATCCTGGCGGAACGGATGCTGGTGTGAGCGGAGAACCGACCTGTCCGGTGTGCGAGGTGCCGCACGCGCCGAGCGCGCCTGGAACGGTCGTGTGCGCCATCACGCAGCTGATCGCTGCCCTAGATGTCATGCTCGACGAGCTGCTGACGTCCATCCCGGTGCTCGGCGCGCGGTGGTGGCGATGGAGCGTGTCCCGTCAGCGGCTTCTCGGCCGGCTCGAGTCCGTCCGGCAGTTCATGGATGGGTGTGCCTAGATGACATGGACGAAGCCCATCTGCCCGGCGTGCGGCGTCCGGCACGTGTACACACGGGGTAAGCGTCGCGGCGACCCGTGCGCGGGCACCGTGGAGCCGGCGCGGATGAACGAATGGGAAATCCGGCACCCGCTGGATGAACCTCCCGCCGAGGAGCGCTTGACAGCATCTGATCACGTGTCGTAGCGTCTACACCGGAGTGGTGAGCGGCTTGACCGCCACTGCCGATCCGTAGCAGCCCGGGCCGCGAGGCCATCACGGCAGCAGCGGAGGCAGTCCACTCCCCGAGGGCCCTGAGCCCCAGCAACCAACGGTGCACCCACGGCGATGAGCCGGTGGTGCTTCTGGTTCCTGGGGTTGCCACGTGGCCCACACGCCCGTCCACACCGACATCGACCCGCTGTCCGCTGCCTCCGATGGCGCGGGGCGGTATGCGCATGTCGTCGACTACCTGCTGAGCGCGCCCTGGGCGATTACGCCCGAGAAGCTGCGGGCAATCGCGTCGGTGGTGGTGCACCGCGCCTACCGCGGCACGCTGGCGCCGGAGGCGATCGAGGCCGCGCGCGAGCAGCGCCGCCCGACCGGCATCCTGTACGCGACCGCGGAGGGGTTCATCCCCGCCGCGGCGATCGAGGCAGCCGGCGGCCGCCCGCCCGGCGACGCCCGCAACATCACCGCCATCCTGCCCGTCATGGGCACCATCCTGCCTCGCGTGAGTTCGATGGACGAGAGCAGCGGGATGTTCTCGCTCGCGCGGTTCCGTCGTGACTTCAATGCCCTGGTCGCCGACCCGGCCATCAGCGGGATCGTGCTGGACTTCGACACCCCCGGTGGTTCGGTGTCGCTGGTGCAGGAGACGGCCGCGGAGATCTACGCCGCGCGTGACCGCAAGCCGATCGGCGCGGTGGCGGACCCGCTCAGCGCGAGCGCCGGCCTCTGGCTGTTCACGCAGGCGACACCGGGACTGACGTACGCCACGCCGAGCGGCCTGATCGGTAGCGTCGGCGTCATCAGCGCGCACCAGGACATCAGCCGCGCGATGGACGAGCTGGGCGTCACGACGAGCCTCATCACCAGCCAGGGTGCGCCGCACAAGGCGGAGGGCAACCCTTACGAGCCGCTGAGCGACGAGGCCCGGGCCGAGATGCAGCGCATGGTCGACTCCTACCACGGCGACTTCCGGGCCGCGGTGGCCCGCGGCCGCGGCGTCTCCGAGGCCCACGTGGACACGCGCTTCGGCGGCGGCCGCGTGCTGCGCGCTCGAGAGGCGGTGGCCGCCGGCATGGCGGACCACGTGGGCACGCTGGAAGACGCGATCCGCGCGGTGATGGCACAGGCAACCAGCGGAGGGGCCGGCGCCGCACGCGCTGGCGCTCCGCGGAGCGAACACACGGAACCCGCCCAGGACGAGCCCGTCCCGGTGGACTGGACCGCAGTCGGCGCGCTGGTCGCAGCGCGCCTTGCCCACGAGGAGGGCTGACATGGGTGCTGAGACTGAAACCCCGACGCTGGTCGAGCAGCAGGCGACCGCAATGGCCGAGGCGATCCTGCCGCAGCTGAAGCCTGCGGTGCAGCAGATGGTCGACGCATCGGTCGCGACGATGCAGGAACAGGTGGTGGCGACCCTGTCGCGCAGCATGGGCCGCGTGGCGGCCGGCATGCGGCCGCCGACGGGCGCGGGCGCCGGCCTCGAGCGGAAGGGCGGGCCTACCCCGTTCGGTGCGTTCGAGGACTACGTCGGCGCCGTCATGCGGTCGGCGCGGCCGCACGCTGCCCTCGACGACGGCCTCATCGAGATCGCGGCCGCGACCGGCATGAGTGAGGGCATCGGTGCAGACGGTGGCTTCCTCGTGCAGACCGACTTCGGCATGGAGCTGATGGAGCTCATCCACGAGACCGGCATCCTGCACGCCATGATCCCACCGTCTCGGCGGTTCACCGCGAGCGGCAACGCGAACTCGCGCGAGTTCCCGGCCGTGGACGAGAAGAGCCGTGCGAACGGCAGCCGCAACGGCGGCGTGCAGGCGTACTGGCGCGCCGAGGCGGCGGCGGTCACGGCGACGAAGCCGAAGTTCCGCAAGGTCCGGCTGGACCTGGATGCGATCTCCGGGGCGTCCTACCACACGATCGAGGAGGCGGAGGACACCCCCGGCCTCGCCGAGCAGATTCGATCGTTCCACACCGAGGAGATCGGATTCAAGCTCGACGACGCGATGGTGCGCGGCAACGGCGAGACGCAGCCGCTCGGCTTCCTGAACTCGCCGGCGCTGGTCACCGTCGATGCCGAGGCCGGACAGGCTGCAGACACCGTCAACTACGAGAACGTCAAGAACATCTGGGCGCGGGTTCCGGCTCGCAGCCGCCGTACCGGCGTGTGGATCTACAACCAGGAACTGGAACCGCAGCTGGCGGGCCTGTACCTCGCGATCGGCACCGGTGGCATCCCGGTGTGGATGCCGGCAGGCGGCATCAGCGGACTGCCGTACGCCACGCTCTTCGGTCGCCCGGCGATGCCGGTCGAGCAGGCGTCCGAGCCCGGCGCCGTCGGTGACATCGCCTTCGTCGATCCGGCCGCCTACGTCGAACTGACGAAGGGCGGAGTGCGGCAGTCGCTCTCCGAGCACGTCGCCTTCCTGAACGGCGAAGTGATCGTGCGGACCGACTTCCGGGTGGACTTCCAGCCGGCGTGGCTGTCCCCGCTGACCCCGTACAAGGGCAGCCTGACCATCTCGCCGTTCGTGACGCTGGCGGCGCGCTAAGCACGCGTCGAACTTGAGAGACGACTGAACGAGGCCGGTGGCCTCGGAGAGGAACAGGGCATGAACCAGGGACGACTCTCGGAGGTCGCGGGCATCGTCTACGCGCTCAAGCCGGGTGACCACCAGGCGGGCGTCGACATGGACTCCTTCAAGATGGGGGTGGCCGGTCGGCGCGCGACGGTGATCATCCAGTTCGCAGCGCTGACCGGTGACGCGGTGCTGACCGTCAACTCCGGTGCGACGGCTGGCACGAAGACCACGGCAGAGGGCTTCAAGCACCGCCTCGCCGGCGCGGCGCAGGGCAGTGCCAGCGCCGACCAGTTCGGCGACCGCTCGGCCGAGGTCACGTCGCTGACGCTGACCGCCGCAACGTACGCGAACAAGACGCTGCTGCTCGAGATCGAGCCCGGCGACCTCACCGAGGGGCAGCAGTGGGTCACGGTGGCGCTGTCTGACGCTGCCGACGCCCTCAACGCGTCTGCCGTCGCCATCCTCACGGACGGCCGCTACCAGGCTGACGACGTTCCGACGGCGATCGCCTAACACGCCCGCGAGGGCCGGGCCGGTGCGCTCCTCCGCCGAGGCGCACCGGCCCGGCAACCACATCGATCGGCGGGTTCTCCGGCCCTCAGCCGGGCCCAGGGAAGGGACACCACCGTGACGGACGTCATTGGCCAGCGCATCAAGGGCAACCTCGCCTACGTCGACAAGGCGGGGCACCTGAAGCGCCTCGTGGACGCGATCGGGCCGGACGTCGTCAAGGTGATCGACGACTTCACGGGTGGTGCGGCGTACGCGCCGGTCGCGGACCTCGTGGTGGACCACGCGGACACGTCCCCCGTGACGATCCTGCCGGCGGTGGACTTCGACCGGATCGTGAAGATCACCCTCTCCGGCACTGAAGCCGCGGCGGGCGAGCCCGACCTCGACATCGGCGAGGCCGACACGGTCGCGAAGTTCGTGGACGACTGGGCGGCCGGAGCGTGGGCGCTGAACGACGCCCTGACCGTCACGGGCGTGCTGACCGCGACGAAGGCGATGATCGCCACGATCGCGGCGGCCGGCTCGGCCGGCAAGGCCCGGGTGGTGGTGGAGGTACTGCAGCCGGCCGGGTGGCAGGTGACGCGTGTCGGCAAGTCCCAGGTACACCTGCTGGACGGCAGCGGCGGCAAGATGCGGCTGCTGACGGGCGCGGTGGAGAACGACGGCGTCAACCTGGTCGGTGAGCCGGAGTCCTTCGAGCTCACGAGCGACCAGGTCCTCTACTTCGGCGCGTTCGGCTGCGTGCTGAACGACGTCACCCAGTCCGATTTCTTCCTGGGCCTGAGCGTGCGCGACAGCGCGATCCTCGGCGGGGTCACGGACCGCATCGGCTTCCAGTCGCTGGACGGCTCCACCGACCTGAAGTTCGCGGTGGAGAAGGACAGCACGGAGACGCTCAGCGCCGCGCTGCACACGCTGGTGGACGCGACGGCGGTCGACCTGGAGTTCTACTGGGACGGCGCCGCACTGGAGGTGTTCGTGGACGGCGTGAGCGTCGCGACGCCGGCGGTGACGAACCTCCCGGACAACGAGGCGCTGGCGCGGGCGATCGAGTTCCTGACCGGCGAGGGCGCGGCGCAGACGCTGGACATCGACAAGCTCGTGGTCATCCAGATCGGCCGGTAGCAGCGGCTGGTCGACATACGCGCTCGCGCGCGGCGGAGGAGGCGGAACAGTGGCGAAGCAGCACCAGGACGAACCGGCGGCTCAGACGGACGAACCCGCGCCCGCCGCCGAGGTGGCGGCAGTGGAAGACGGCGAGGCCGCTCAGACGGACGAACCCGCCTCCGCCGAGGTGGACCCGGCGTCCGTGGAAGACGGCGAGGCGGCGAAGACCGAGGGCGTCGAGGACCAGCAGCCGGCGGAAGAGCCGGAGGTCGTGTTCGACGCGGGCACCGTCACGGGTGACGTGGTGCGGGTGCGGTTCCTGGAGCGGAACACGCACCCGGAGCGGGGCACGTTCGAGCCGGGTGACGAGACGACCGTGAACGCCACGCGCGCGCGCATCTGGCGCGAGGGCGGCGTGGTGGAGATCGTCGGCGAGGAGTAGGCGAATGGCCGTCACAGGGGCGATTGGCAGTGTCACCCGCGAGGACATCGGGAGTGGCGTGACGAAGGTCACGATCCCGTGGACGTCCGACGCCTCGGCCGGGTCGGTCGGGGAGATCGCGGTCGAGCTGCCGGCAGGCACGCTGCTGCGGCTGCGCACGGACCCCGGCTCCGCGGCGCCGACCGACAACTACGACATCACGTTGCTGGACGCGATCGGTGGAGCGGATGTCCTGGGTGGCGTCGGTGCGAACCGTGACACGACGAACACGGAGATCGCGGTGCCGGTGGAAGGCACCTACTTCCGGCCGTGGATCGCGGGCGGGGACTACTACCCGACGATCGCCGCGGCGGGCAACGAGAAGACGGGCACGATCGAGCTCTTCATCGCGCGGGGCATGGTGCCGGTCTAGTGGACGAGTCCGTGCTGCAGCAGATCGCGCGCGAGAACCGCGAGGCGGAGGAACGCGCCGCGACGGCCGTCCCGGATACGTGCCCGCTGGACGGCACGGCGCTGGAGGTCCGCGGCGGCGTTCGCAACTGCCCGATGGGGAACTACCGCTGGGACGGCGAAGGCCGCGTGCTGGACGGTCCCGGCGTGGAGACCTTCGAGGTCTTGCAGTGAACATCTACCGCCCCGGCCGCAACGCGCGGCTGACGCTGACGACGGCTCCGGCGGCGGAGCCGCTCAGCACGACTGACGCGAAGCTGCACCTGCGGGTGGACGTCTCCACGGACGACGCGTACATCGACACGCTGGTGAAGGCCGCGCGCCTCGAGGTGGAGCGTCGCACGGGCCGCGCGTTGATCGACCAGACGTGGACGATGAAGGTGCCGCGGTTCCCTGGCGCCGGGTATGCGATCGAGATCCCGCGCGCGCCGCTGCAGTCGGTGACCAGCGTCGCCTACGTGGACGCGGCGGGCGACTCGCAGACGTGGGCCTCGAGCGAGTACTCCGTGGACGCGCCGGACGGCGAGTACGCCGCGCGCGGGCTGATCGTCCCGGACTACGGCGTCTCGTACCCATCGACACAGGGTCACCTCTTCGACGTCACGATCGTCTTTGTGGCCGGTTACGGCGGCGCCTCCGCGGTGCCGGCAGACCTGGTGCAGGCGATCCGACTGCTGGTGGCCCACTGGTACGACACGCGGACCCCGGTCGTGGTGGGCACCATCACGGCGACCGTCCCCCAGTCGGTCACCGCGATCCTGGACAACTACCGCCTGGACAAGGTGGTGGTCGGATGATCCGCGCCGGCGAGCTGGACCGCCGCGTCGTCATCCAGACGAACACGCCCGTGCAGGACGCCTACGGCGAGCCGGTCGAGTCGTGGGGCACGCTGGCCACGGTGTGGGCGCAGTACGAGGCGCTGACGGGCCGTGAGCGGTTCGTGGCTGACCAGGTCGCCGCGGAGATCGACGCGCGGTTCACGATCCGGCACCGGTCGGACGTCACCCCGAAGCAGCGGATCTCGTGGGACTCCAAGACGTGGGACATCGAGGCGGTGCTGGAGGTGGGGCGCAAAGAGGCGCTGCAGCTGCTGTGCACCGCGAAGGCAGACGACTGATGCAGTTCGAGGCGCGCATCGAGGGCGTGGCGTTCGCGCAGGGCCAGTTCAAGGAACTGACCCGGTCGCAGCGCCGTGCCGCGCTCAGCGCCACGTTCAACAAGGCCGGCACCGTGATCCAGAAGGAAGCCGCGGTGCTGGTGCCGGTGGACGAAGGCGACCTGAAGCGCGCCATCGCGAAGTCCGTCTCCTCCAAGACGACCAGCGTCCGCGTGGACGTTGGCGTGAAGCGGAACGCGAAGGGCGGCCCCGCCCGGTACGGGCACATCGTGGAGACGGGATCGGCACACACGGCGCCGCACCCGTTCCTGCGTCCCGCCCTGGACAACAAGGGCAAGGCCGCGGTGGAGGTGGTGGCGAAGCAGCTGGGGAGCGACATCGACCGGGTCACGCGCAAGGCCGCGGCGAAGCGGGTGGTGTCCTGATGGCCGAGTTCATGGAGGCGCTCAACTCCCGCCTGAACGCCGTCACGGCGGTGACGAACCTCGTCAGCACGCGCATCTACCCGGTACGGCTGCCGCAGGACGTCACCTACCCGGCGGTGCGGGTCATCACGGTCGACGCCCAGCGCGAGAGCGCCCTGGACGCCGACATGGGGCTGGTGCACACGCGCATCCAGGTGGACGCCTACGCCACCACGTACGCGGTCTCTCAGACCCTCGCCGCGGCGCTGCGGGGCGCGCTGAAGCGGCAGGCGTGGACGCTGGACGCCGTGGAGGTGTGCGACGCGCTGCTGGAGAACGTCCAGGACGACTACGAGGACGAAGCGAAGGCGTACCGGGTGCGCCAGGACTTCGTCTTCATGTACCGGGAGTAGCGACGATGCCCGAGCCGGCGGCCGTGCGCGGCCCGTACATCCAGATCGCGGAGCGTCTCCGCGTCCAGCGCGGCGCAGGGCGCCCTGACCTCGTGTCCGAGCGCCCGACGCGCCGGAACCAGAAGGGTGACCGCGTCGCCTACCTGGACGACCCGGACACGAACCCGACGCTGGTGGAGTTCGACGAGCACTGCCAGGTCAACATCGACTTCCTCCTGCGGACGGGCGGGCTGCGGCCCTACACGCCGCGCCGGTCTCAGCCGGCGAAGTCTCGGAAGGGGTCCTGACATGGCGAAGATCCCGGCGAAGTCGATGAAGATGTGGCTGGGGCAGTACGCCCTGGCGGCACGGCTCACGGGCGCCGGCGTGGACGTCACGCAGGAACTCGCGAAGTCGGAGTGCCTGGGCGACGAGGGCCCGCGGCGTGTGGTCGGCAACTACGACTACGCGTTCCCGTTCATGGGGCTCTTCGACGGCGCCGCCGGCGAGCTGGACGCGATCGTGCACGCGCTCCTGGGCAGCGCGTCCGACCACTACGTCACGCTCGCGCTCGGCAGCGCGGTGGGCGACGTCGCCTATGACGGGGCCGTGTCGCTCGCCGGGAAGCCGCTGAGCGCCAGCCTGGGCAGCGTGCAGGCGCTGAACCTTGACCTGAGCGGCCGTGCAGGGCTGTCTCGAGGCGTGCTGCTGGGCAACGGCACCACCACGCAGGCCGAGAGCCTGGCGAGCGTGAACATGGGCACGACGATCGCGGGGCAGGTGTTCCGGGCGATCTTCCGCGTCATCACTTTCGACGGCACGGACATCACGCTGAAGGTCCAGGAGTCGCAGCAGGACGACGGCGACCCGGACACGTTCGCGGACATCACCGGCGTCACGTCCGGCGCGCTGACGGCCGCCGGCGTGGTCGCCGCGCAGAGCACCGCGGCCACCGAGGCCTACAAGCGGCTCAACATCAGCGGCACGTTCACCAGCGCGGTGATCGCGGTCAGCGCCGGCGTGGTCGCCGGCACGTAACGCAGCGGACAGCGCCCGGACGCCGGGCGGAGGAGGAGCACGGACATGAAGCAGCCGGTCAAGAACGTCAACATCTCGATCGCCTCGGTGGCGCTCGAGGACGACATCGACAACTTCAACCTGGAGGTCACGCAGGAACTCGCCGTGGTGACGGCGTTCGGCGACGCCGGCCCGCGGCGCGTGGTCGGCAACTACGACTACGGGCTGAGCATCGGCGGCGGCGCGGACTTCGCCGCGTCGCAGTCGGACGCCACGCTGTTCGCGCTGGTGGGTGACGCGAACGGCGCCGCGATGGCGGTGGACCCCACCGGCACCACCGCGGGATCGGACGACCCGAACTACGACAGCACCTCCGTGGTGCTGGAGTCGTACAGCGTCAGCGGCCAGACCGGCGGGCGGGTGGACTTCTCCGCGCAGCTGCGCGGCGCGGCCGCCCTGGCGCGCGCGGTCGCGTAACAGGCAATCGAGGCGCCCGCCGAGGGAGGCGGGCGCCGTGGGACGGCTGCGGAGGCGGCCGGGGACGGGGCGGAACGGTAGATGGCGAACACGAAGAAGCAAACGGACGCACCGCCGCGCTGGCCGGAGCCGCTGACGCTCTCCAGCGACTCCTGCGACGTCGACTACGGCGGGCGGACCTACTACCCGCACCAGGGCGAGACGGTCACGTTCATCCCCGGCCTGACGGTCGCGGGGATGCTCCTGATCACGCGGCTCGCGTCGCTGGGTCCGGCGATGCAGGCGCTCGACTCGGACAGCACGCCGTCCGAACAGGCCGCCGTCATGGCGGAGTTCGGCGCGGTGGTGAAGGACATGAGCGACATCGTCGCCCCCAGCATCGTGGGGTGGACGTGGACGGACCGGAACGGCCGTCCGTACGGTAAGTCGCCGGCGGAGGACCCCGGTGTGCTGAACCGGCTGACCGTCTCCGAGCTGATGTACCTGACGCTGGTGCTGCGTGGTGAGACGGAGCCGGCTGAGAGAAAAGGCTAGAGGCCCTGGCGGACTACTTCCTCGGGTACAGCCTCAGCGCTGAGCCGGAGGCCGTCCACAAGGGTCCGCAGCCGCCAGAGGGGTTGCTGTCGGCGATCTGCGAAGCGTTCGGATGCACGCCCTCGCAGGCGCTGTCGGAGGATTGGGACACCGTGCACCGAGTGCTGGAGTACCGGGCCGCGCAGGCCGCCGTGGACACCTTCAACCAGAAGGACCGCAAGACCGCGTTCAAGCGGCTGGAGCAAAACCCCGGGCTCGCCGAGATCCTGGCGCGCATGCAGCGCGCGCAGATGGGCGCGCCGCTGGCCGGCGCTGACCTGGCCGCGGAGGGCGCGGACGTCTTCCGCGCGCACGCGGCGCCGGTTGAGGGCGAGGAGGCGTAGGTGGCCACGCTCGCCGAACTGGTCGTGCGGCTGTCTGGTGACTCCAGCAAGCTGATCGCCGAACTGGCGAAGGGCGAGAGCGCGACGGGTTCGTTCGAGAAGAAGTCCGGCGCCAACCTGACCCGCTGGAAGACGACCGCCGTCGCCGCCGCGGCCGCGGGTTCCGCGGCGCTGGTCGCCGCCGGCATCGCCATCGGGAAGTCGGCCATCAGCGCGGCGTCCGACCTGGGCGAGTCGGTGAACGCCGTCAACAAGATCTTCGAGGACAGCGCCGGCGAGATCCTGCGCTGGGGCGAATCGAACGCGACGTCGTTCGGCCTGAGCCAGCGCGCGTTCAACCAGATGGCCACGCCGCTGGGCGCCATGCTGAAGAACTCGAACATCGACCTGCAGACGGTCGCGAGCTCCACGATCGACCTCACGAAGCGCGCGGCGGACATGGCGTCCGTGTTCAACACGGACGTCACGGACGCTCTCACCGCGATCCAGGCCGGCCTGCGTGGTGAGGCGGACCCGCTGGAGAAGTACGGCGTGCGGCTGAGCGCCACGGCGGTGGAGGCGCGGGCGCTGGCGGACAGCGGAAAGAAGTTCGCGTCTCAGCTCACGGAGCAGGACAAGGCGCTCGCCCGCGTCAACCTGATCATGGCGCAGACGGAGTCCACCGCCGGCGACTTCAAGGACACGGAAGACGGCCTGGCGAACGCCAAGCGCCAGCTGAACGCCGAGATCGAAAAGATGCAGGCGAAGCTCGGCCAGAAGCTGCTGCCGTACATGGAGGACGTGGTCACCGCGACACGCGACTGGATCAAGACCAACGGCGACGAGTTCGTGGAGGACCTCGGCGCGGCGATCGAGGGGGCGGCGGACGCCACCGGAGCGTTGTTCAAGGCGCTGAACAACATCGTCTCCTCCAGCCCGTTCCAGATCACCGTCAAGGTCGTGGTGGAAGGCGTGCAGCTGCTGCTGGACGTGATCAACGCGCTCCAGTCCATGCCGGAACAGGTGATCGAGTTCTCCCGCGACCGCCTGGCGGAGGCGCAGCGCATCCTCGAGGGGTCGTGGCGCGGCGTGAACCCTCTCAACACGGCGATGCAGATCGCGCAGGAGCAGCAGTCCAGCGGCCCGCGGCCGCGGCGCCTGACCGTCCTGACGGACGCTGAGGTTGACCGCGAGATCGCGAAGTTCCGCGAGCTGGGCGACTCCATGTCCGCGGCCGCGGCCGCAGCGGCCGGCGGTGGCGGTGGCGGTGGCGGTGGCGGCGGGGCGGCCGGCGCCACGCGCGAACTCACGTCCGCGGAGAAGGCGCTGGAGGCGGCGCGGCGGGACCTCTTCGCCGCCATCACCCGCATCCAGGACGACTTCATGCACGAGCAGATCCAGTCCTACCTCCGGGGTGGCCAGGAGCAGGTGGACATCGTCAAGGGCCAGCAGCAGGAGATGTACGCCGCGGCGCGGGCGATGGCACAGGACCTGATGCAGACGTTCGGGATCGACCTGCCGACCGCGCTGGATGTGGCGATGGACCACCTGAAGTCCAGCGCGAAAGACCTGGAAGACCAGGCGCGGCGGACGCGGGAAGAGATGGCGAAGGTAGTGGGCAGCAACGCCCGCGCCGTGCTGGAAGAGCTGGGGTCGGAGGCGTTCAGCGCGGGCGCGTTCGGGTTCAACCTGGACAACATCAACGTGGGCGGGAAGTCGTTCGGCATCGGCGGTGGGGCAGCCAACCTGCAGGACGCGTACGCCGCGGTGGCGCGCGCGGTCGCGGATCGCGGCGGCGTGCTGGACGGCGCCGCGGCCTCTTCCGTCATGGCTGCCCTGGAGGCTCAGCAGGCCGGTCGGTATGAGGCCGTGACCGGCGGCGGCATGGGCGGCGCCGGCAGCGTCACCATCAACGTCCCCGTCACGGTGCAGGGCAGCGTGGTCTCGCAGGGCGACCTGGACCGCACGGTGGTTGCGGCGGTGCGGGACAGCATCGCCGGCGGCGGCCTGCGTGACCTGGTGGTCGCTCCATGACCGCGACGTACGTGGTGGAGGCGGACTGGGGCCGGACGGGGCTGTACGACCACGCGGAGTCGGACATCACCGCCGACGTGCTTGAACTCTCGCTCGAGCGCGGCCGGGACTACGCCAGCCTGATCCTGGGGCAGAGCGTCGCGGGCCGCGCGCTGATTGACGTCAAGAACCAGTCCGGCAAGTACAGCCGGTCGAACTCCGCCGGCGACCTGGCGGGGCTGCTGGAGCCGGGCGTGCCGGTGCGCGTCCGCGCCTCGTCTCCCAGCGCGTCCACGCTCTGGACCGGCTACCTGTCCAGCATTGAGCCGGCCGGGGCCATGACACCGGGCGCGGTACGGAAGGCGCGGCTGAAGTGCACGGGCCCCCTGGCGCGGCTGCGCGCGCTGGGGTCCGTCTACGTGGCGCCGCAGACCAACATCACCACGGGCGCCGCGATCGCGCTGGTCCTGGACGCCGCGGGGTGGCCGAAGAACGCGCAGCCGTACGTCACCGACCTGACGCCGGACGGGCAGTGGGGGTTGGGCGAGACCTCCGGGGACGCGATCGACCTGAGCGGCAACGGCAACGACGGCACAGTCACCATCGGTGGCGGCGCTCGTGGTGCCGCGGCGCTCGACGACGAAGGCGACGGCGCGATCACCTTCGACGGGTCGGCTACGGAGGTGGACGTCGCGGACGACGCGACCCTGCAGAACCTCTACGACGGTGGCGGCGGCGGCTTCGTGATCTGGAAGCCGGCTTCGCTGGCCGCGGCGCAGACGATCGTGGCGAAGGGCTGGAGCCTCGCGCATTACACCACCAGCGGCGCGCTGCGCCTGGAGGTGCCGTTCAGCGGCACCACCGGCCGATGGGACACGGGCGACCTGCTGGACGCGGGGACGGCGTACGCGGTCGGCTGGGCGTTCGATGCCGACGACGTCGCGAACAACCCCACGATCTGGATCGTGGACCTGTCCACCGGGGTGCTCACTACCTGCACCGTCGGCAGCGGGCTCACGGAGTCGCAGACGCCCGTGGGGACGCGCACCACGGACGCCGGCACGGCGCTGGACATCGGCCACAACGCTGGGTCCTCCAACCTGAACGGCACGCTGGACGAGCTGGCCCTGAGCTCGTCCACGCCCTCGCTTGCGCAGTTCAAGGGCTGGGTGTCGCGCGTCCTCACGGCATGGCGCCGCATCGACACCGGCCAGACCACGCTGCCGCGCTGGTGGGTGGAAGACCGGAACGCGCTGGCCGCGATCCAGGAACTGGAAGAGACGGAACGCGGCTTCCTCTCGGAGGGCGCGGACGGGCCGATCGTCTTCGAGGACCGGCACCACCGACTGAAGGGCGCGCACCTGTCCAGCCAGGCCACGTTCAGCGACGCCACGGCCGCGACGCTGCCGTACACGGAACTGGTGCCGCGCGACCGCGAGCAGGAGATCTTCAACGACGTCAGCATCCCCGTGCGGCACTTCACCACGCAGAGCCTGGCGGTGCTGTGGACGTACCAGGGCGACGCGCTCACCATCCCGTCCGGCGAGAGCCTGACCGTGTGGGCGTCCTACCCGCCGCCGGCGACGCCGGCGGGGCGGTACGTCGCCGCGTGGACCACGCCGGTGGTGGGCACGGACATCACGCAGACCGGGGTCACGAACGGCGACCTCTCCGTGGTGGTGGAGAAGTTCGCCCGCGCGATGAAGATCACGGTCTCCAACGCCGCCACCGGCCCCGCCACGCTCACGCTGCTGCAGGCACGCGGCACCGCGGTCACGGAGGACAACACCACCTTCGCCACCGCGGAGGACACCGGCAGCAAGTCCGACTTCGGCGAGCGGTCCGTCCCGCGCCCGGGCGCGTGGCACCAGGACTTCTCGCTGGCGCAGGCGATCGCCGACTACCTGATGAGCCGGTACGCGGACCCGCTGGAGCCGATCCCGATTGGCTTCCGCTTCCAGGCCACGGCGAACAGCGCGCTGATGACGCAGGCGCTCACGCGGGCGCTGAGCGACCGCATCACGCTGGTCGCGAACGGCACCGGTGCGCGTGGTGCGCAGATCGGCGTGGATGGTGACTACTTCATCGAATCGCGCCGAGACGTGATCGGCGAGACGGGGTCGCGTCACGAGGTGTTCTTCGACCTCAGCCCGGCGTCCGGCGACGGCGGTTACTGGGCGGTGGGCGAGACGGGGTTCAGCGAACTGGGCGAGACGACAAGGCTGGCACCGCCATGACACGACCACAGAACGGGGTACGGGGCGCGGACGTGGACCTGACGGCGATGCATCAGGCGTCGCAGCAGCGCATCCTGCAGCGCCGCGACCTGGGGGCAGCCGGCCAGGACAGCACCGTGGAGGCGGTCGCCCGGCGGCACGCGAAGGCGTGGCGCATCCGGGATCTTGACTGGTCGCCGGCGGGCGCGCCGGTGTACGCGCGCATCAACGCCGGCCGCTGGCAGGGGCTGTGCCCGGACTGCGGCGGCGGCGAGTACCTGTCCGTGGACGAGCCGGTGTTCTGGTGCTGCAGCTGCGGCAACGTCTCGAACGGCCACCGGCCGCGGCCGGTGATCTTCCCAGCTGCCGAGGAGCGCGAGTTCATCGAGGCGGTGCTGCTGGAGCGCCGCGGGCCGGTGCTGCCGGGCGGCGGGAGCCCGCGTAACTGGGAGCCCGGCGAGGGGCTGGAGCAGCTGGTGGCGGAGAACGTCGCCCGTGGGGTCCGGGTGCCTGACCGGGTGGGCGCCCGGATCGCCTTCCGGCGTCGTGGAGGGAGGCGCTAGATGGCGTTCGTCACGCCGGCCACCCGGAGCACGGGCGACCTGATCACCTCCGCGATTTGGAACCAGGACGTGGTCGCGAACCCGAAGGTGCTCGACCCGAGCGCGGCCGCCGCCGGTGACGTGCCGATGGTGAACGCGGGCCTGGATGGCTACGACTTTGCGCCGGTGACTCTCCAGAGCATCATCCAAGATGCCATAGAAACGGGCTCGGCCGCTGCGATCGCCCGGCTCGGCCCTTCCCAGGGCAACGTCGCGTCCGGTGACAACGTCGGCCTGGGGTTCGATGCGTCTCTCGGCAGTGGTGCGACGCTGACCAGGGACACCACGTATCCCGGTGCATGGTTGCATTCGACGGGCGCGACGAACGGAGCGGACGCAGGGTTCAAGGGGACCTCGTTCATATCAGCAGCGGACTGGACGTTTGTCTGGAAGGGCATCCTCTCGAACGAGGCGGACCGTACCGTCTTCATTGGGGGCCGTACCTCCGGGAACTTCGGCGACCAGAACAACATCGTCGGATTCCGAGTGCTCACATCGGGATCGATCGTCGGCGTTTGCGACAGCGGCGGGACGGAGACGACGCGCGACACCAGCGTGACCCCCGATGGGGCGACGGTGATCACGCTCAGGGTCGAGGTGCGCTCGGGCGGCACGGTCGTCCGGTTCTACAAGGACAACGTGCAGGTCGGCGCGGACGTGACGACAAACATCCCGAGCGGTGCGCTCATCATGGCGGAGGGGCTGGAGAACGCGACGACCGCAGACAAGGTGATGCGCACCATCGACGCGGCGTACTGGAGGGAAGCGGCCTAAATGGAGTACATCCGGTTCCCCGCTCCGTACGCAGACGCGATCATGGGCCGCGACCTCGAGAGCGCCGTGCACTACGAGGATGACTCGGCGGGCGGTGTGGCGCGGTGTGCCGCCGCTGACGTGCGCCCGACAGACGCTGCGATCGATGAGGCGACGTACGTCGCCGAGGCGCAGGCGATCCGCGACTACAATGTGGCCCTGCCACCTCCTCCCGGCTTGCCGGCGCCGCCTAACCCGAACGGGTTCCTGCTCGCGGCGCTGGGCGCACTCGGCCTCTCGCGCGGGAACGCACTGCTCGTGGCGTGGCCCACATTCACCGTTGCCCTGGGCGCCGGCAACTGGGGCGTCGCGCGCCTCGTGATCGACGCCGCCACCACCGCCGGGACCGTCACCGCGGAGGAGCGGACCACGCTGCTCGCGCTGCTCGTGCAGTACGGGATCCCGGAGGCGTAGCGGTGCGCCCTCCGCGAGTCCCCCGGGTCGCCTGGATCGCGATCGTCGCCGTATTCCTCGGCGCGGAAACGCTCGCCCTCGGGAACGGCGTCCCCGGCGACACGTTCAGCGCGCAGGTGTGGGGGCTGCTCGCCCTCGCGCCGTGGCTCGTGGCGCCGCTCGTGGGCTTCCTCGGGTGGCTCACGTGGCACTTCGTGGAGCCCGTCCTGCGCCGCCGGCGGCCGGGCGGAGGGCGCTAAGTGAGCACCAGGCACCAGAAGGGCGGCACCTGATGGACATCGACCCGCTGTACGTGCTCGCCGGCGTGGCCTTCGTGCTGGGCATCGCGGACAAGGTCGCTGCGCTGGTGGAGCGCCTGGCGGGCCGGGTGACCGGCCTGCGCCGCTTCGACACGGCGCGCGCCCGGAAGATCGTCCACGACGAAGAAGAGCGGGCGGCGCTCCGGGAACTGGCGGCGCGGCACGCGCAGATCGTCGCGCTGCTATCGCCGAACGGCGGGTCGAGCGTGGCCGACCGGGTGAACGCGGCGGTCGCGTCCGCGCAGGAGGCCGCGGCCGCGGCCGGCACCGCCGCGCGGGCCGCGACAAGGGCGGAAGCGGTGGCGGGCGAGGTGCGGACGGACCTGCGGGAGCACATCGAACAGTCGCGGCAGGTTCACGGCGCGCTCTTCGCGCGTCTCGAGGGGCAGTCCAGGAGGGACGCATGAGCGAGTTCGAGATCCGGGCGGCCTCACCGCCGGCCGCGTCGTTCACGCGCCGTCCACGGCCGGGCGGGGTGCGCGACATCCACCAGGTGCAGTGGCACGGCACGCAGGGGCCGACCACGCACGGCCGCCAGGTGCAGGCCACGGAGAACTGGTTCGGCAGCACGAAGCCGTTCCCGGCCGGGAACGACAAGGGCGGCTGGGGCGGCTCCGCGGACTTCGTCCTCGGCTACGACGATCGCGTGGGTCGGGTGGTCATCGTCGAGTTCGGAGACTGGCTGAACACGTACAGCTCGTGGTCGGCGGGCTACGGCGCGACGTCGCGCACCACCTACGGCGCGGCCGAGGTCGGCGTGGCGATCGAAGTGGCGGAGACGGCTGCGCTGGGCGCGTGGTCCTCGGAAGAACTGGACGCCTGCGCGTGGCTGACCGCTGAGGTCAACCGCCGCATCAAGGCCGCGGGTGGTACGCCCATCCCGCTGACGCGCCTCGACGCGTGGGACCAGGCGCGCGACAAGCCGATCCCGCGCGGGCACATCACGCACGCCGCGCTCGAGAACGGCCGCAAGCTCGGCAAGGGCGACCCCTCGCCGGCGAACTTCAACGCGCTCTGGCGCCGCCTGACCATGCCGGCCGGCGGGCTGGTGCACACCGTGGTGCGTGGCGACACCCTCGGCGCGATCGCCATGCGGTACGGCCGCACGGTCGCGCAGCTCGCGACGTGGAACGCCATCGTCAACCCGAACCGCCTCGAGGTGGGGCAGGTGCTGCGGCTGAGCGCACCGACCGCGCAGCCCGTGCCGGCGGCCCCGGCCGGCCCGAGTGCGGCTGACATCGAAGCGTCGCGGGGCGTCCTGCGGA